TTAACTGCATCTCTAACTTGTCCTTTCTTTTTTAAATGATCTGGTTGTTCAGATATACCCTGAATATAATAAGGGACTGTTTGTGTAATTGATGCCATTAGCGTACCAATAATGCATGATAAGGTTGATAAGATCTATATGAATTATTATGTGGTGTACCAAAGAAAGAGGAGTCTCCTTGATTGCATTCATATTCTACACAAGCAGCTCTAGATATACTCTCTTGTTGTTGTTGTAATTGAACAAGTTGAGGATTAGATACCATCTGCATTGCTGCTCTAGCTCCTGCTTTATGTGTTATATATCTTTTAAAAATTGGTGGTATATAATCTACGGTTGTTAGTCCAGAAGTTGGGTCAGGGTAGAATGGGAAGAACCAAGTTATATCAGCTTCAATAGTATCTGTAAAAGTATATGTATGATCTACTTTATCATACAATTTACCATTTCTTCGAACTATATCTTCAGATCTATAAATAGCATCATCATGTATATCTACACGTAACATATCTTCTGAGATAATTATTTCATCATTTACATTAGGTGTTAATTCATAGTGATCTTCTGTATTAAATACCCAACCTTCTGTTAATACTTCTAAGATACAATCATCTAATATATTTTTAATAAATGAAGTTTGAGGATTTGATGCATTGATGGATGTAACTGGTGCTTGACCGATAACTCCCAGTATTGAATTAACAGCGGATAGTTCGGTATCGGTTTTTAATGTCATAATTCAATAATGAGATTCATTCTCGATAAGGGTTTAAAAAAAGGGGAGATCCAAAGACCTCCCATTGTGTATAATTAACGTTGGTTTGGAGGACTGTCGCAGTCAGGTACCACGTATGCAAATCTTAGATTATTAGTCACTGATTTGACAGCAGATTGGGAATATGTCCCACCTTCTGTACATGATACTGACTTACGCCATGCCTGTGTACCAGCGGTTGCTCCAGAAACACCATTGTTTCCAGCAGCTGTTGCGGGATTAGCAGCCATAATATTTATTCAGTTTAGTTTAGCAAGCTCCGTATTTCAGAGCTGTTAGCCCACCAGCAGCTACGGTACGTCCATATTTTTAGTGATTGATTTTGCAGTACCTACACCATAACCACTAGTATTTGTTTGCTTCTGACAAACGCCAGGTTTAACTGACATAATATACCTCCTTAAGTATTAAGGAATTCGATAGCAGCAGCAGGGTTTAGAGTACCAACACCCATTGCTTGACGACCTACGATTAGATCACCTTGGTACATTACAGAAACATCTCCAGAAGTAACTTGTACTTGAGGACCAATAGCTTCTACAACACCAGCAGCATCCTTCTGATAAATCAAACCACAACTATTAGTGAAGTCACCGTTGTAGGCATTGTTTTCACCAGGTGTAGCGTTAACAGTACCTGCCAAGAATGGTAGGTTGTTAGAACGTTTGATTTGGATACCAGCGATTTCGTATAGACCTTGACCTGAAGTTAGGTTACCGGAATTATTACCGTAATCTCTGTTGAGAATATTTGTATCTACTTGTGATACAAGTGCATAGTACTGACGTGGGTTTAATACAGCAGTACGTCCATTCTGAGGAACATTCTTTTCATCAAGAACTGCTGCAGCTTCAAAGAAACCATCCACAAGTGCTTGTGCATTATACTGGTTACCAGCTCCAAGTTGGATCTGAGTACCACCAGGCTCAGGTCCAGGAGATGCAGTAATAGGATGAGCTTCACGTGCAGCTTTTGCTATTGTACGGAAGATTTTTTTGTCATAAGCTTCTGCAAGAGCATGTCCGATCTTAGCAGAAATTTCAGATCTTAGAGAGTAGTGAGCAAGAGTTTCATCTAAATCATAAACGAAAGCTGAGGAGATCAGCAAGTCATCCATGACGATGGTCTTCTCTGCTACTGGAGGATCACCTGATCCAAGGATTGGTTCCCCTGGAGTATGGTAAGCCGCCTGCATGCGACCTGTAAAGATGAACTGCATACTCTTACCGTTCTTTAGGCTTCGAGATTGTACAGTTCCTTTTGCTACCGTTGCTGACTCATAAGCTTTGAAGAGCTCACCAGAGAACAGCTTAAGGTAGGTTCCGTATTTGGTATCATAAGCGTTAGCTGCAGAAGTTGTTGATGCAGCCTTATTCAGGGTACCAACTACGGATTGAGTTAGATTAGCCATTAATTTTGAGAGTGTTTATACTTAACTTCTCTCAATCGCGATTGAAATTTAATTATTATATTTGTATGTGGTCTATCCCACCGTCTAGACAGCTTAAGGGTATCCAGCGTACCGGGCCAAAAGCCAAAGCGGGTAACCGGATTCGAACCGATGAACCTAGTTTGGAAGACTAGAGTTTTACCACTAAACTATACCCGCAGAAAGGAGGTTGACCTCCAATCCAAAGTGTTTACCACTTCTTGTATACTACATTAGAACCAGCCAATAGGTGTGTTCCAGCTGCAGAACCAGTAATGTTAGCTACTTGTAAACTAAGCTTACCTAATGTACCTTCAGTAACTAAGGCATTGAAATGTACTTGTAACCATAGAGCTGAAGTTGCAGCACCTACATCGACACCAACTGTTTCACCAGCTCCGTCAGTTGAATAGGTACCTGTAGATTCTAGGTTTGCTGCTGATGCAGTAACCGCTCCAGTAGCTTCAGATACAGAAGCAATAGATTGCGTAGCAATAGTTGTAGCAACTACTGTTGAACCATCAGATTGACGAAGGTTTGCAATTCTATAACTTAGTTCATTAGTATTATCTGAATCATACCATAGGGTATAGATTCCCTGTACTCTTTCATACTTTGCTAATGGAATAGCAAGTTCAGATACAGTAGCTAATGTAGCAGAAGATAAGGAAGCCCCATCATTTGCTAGGATTAGACTTTGGTCAAAGAACGTACCAGTTGAATAAACTGTAGTTCCATAAGTGGAATTACTATGAATAGTCATAATTAATTATAAAGGTTTAACTCCCGTAGTTCCGCTACGGCAGATCTGTTAGTTTTGCGTGGTTTCGCACGGTACTTCATTTCTATGAAACTCCAAGTGAGAAGATTCAATATAAATGAAAAGGGATAGCAGTAATAAAACTGCTACCCACGGTCCATTAAATTTAGAAACTATACTTGGCACCTATTTTAGTACCGTATGCATTGTCTGCAGTCTCATCAGTTTTAAATGAAACTTCTCCATATAGACCAAGTTTCTCTGATGCTGCTACGGAACCTCCGAGCTTACCTGAGAAATCTGTGCTACCATCTACTCCATCAGCTGCAGTGAATGCAGGACCACCTTGAATGTAGTATCCAAAAGCTCCTACATCTCCTTCATAACCAACGTGTATATCAGTTGTTCTGGAGGTATAATCATTACCTGTATAAGATGCGTTTGACTCGGCATTTACATAGACGCCAGCCATTGCAGGAGTCGAAGCGAGAGTTGCCGCCAGGGCTAGTGCAATTTTTTTCATGTTTTTAATTAAATGTTATTTTGTGTAAGTTACACCACGATAGGTAAGAGTCATTGAGAATCTCCTCTATCACAGCCCCGTTCCATGCTGTGAATTCATGCGACCTTCAAAGAAGGTTGAACGGACGTGATGTTTTATTTTTTCTTTGTACCCTTTTTAGGTGGGCGACCTACTTTGGTACCATAAGTACCTTTACCTTTAGGCATAGTCTACCTCTTTAGTTACCGCTAAGTCAAGCGGGAAATTGTGTGCATTTCTTTCATGCATTACTTCCATACCAAGGTTGGCACGGTTCAGTACGTCTGCCCAGGTAGGTACGATCCTACCATTGGCATCAACGATTGACTGATTGAAGTTAAAACCGTTGAGATTAAAAGCCATAGTGCTGACTCCCATACTGGTGAACCATATGCAAACGACTGGGAAAACAGCAAGGAAGAAATGAAGAGCCCGACTATTATTAAAGCTGGCGTATTGGAAGATAAGTCTGCCAAAGTAACCATGAGCCGCGACGATGTTATACGTCTCTTCCTCTTGACCGAATTTATATCCATAGTTCTGAGACTCAGTTTCAGTTGTCTCTCGAATGAGTGAGGAAGTAACAAGACTTCCGTGCATAGCAGCGAATAAAGCTCCCCCGAACATCCCAATAACACCAAGCATATGGAATGGATGCATGAGGATATTATGTTCGGCTTGAAATACGAACATAAAATTGAAAGTACCGGAAATGCCAAGAGGCATACCATCAGAGAAACTCCCTTGTCCAAAGGGGTACACCAAGAACACAGCAAAAGCTGCTGATACTGGTGCTGAATATGCTACTGCTATCCATGGTCGCATTCCTAATCTATAACTAAGTTCCCATTGTCGTCCCATGTATGCTGCGATACCGATGAGAAAGTGGAACACAATGAGTTGATATGGTCCTCCGTTATATAACCATTCGTCGAGGGTTGCAGCTTCCCAGATTGGGTAGAAGTGAAGACCGATTGCGTTAGATGACGGGACGATTGCCCCTGAGATGATGTTGTTTCCATAGAGTAGAGAACCTGCTACGGGTTCGCGTATACCATCTATATCAACTGGAGGAGCTGCTACGAATGCGATTATGAATGCAGTCGCTGCTGTTAGTAGTGCAGGAATCATAAGGACACCGAACCAACCAACGTATAGTCGGTTGTCGGTACTTGTAACCCAGTCACAAAAACTCTGCCAGTTATCAGTTGGTTTTGTTATTTGTACTGTTGTTGCCATTTAGAAAATGCCAGGAATAATTTGTCCAGTTACTATATATGAACCAAGGGCAGCCACAACTCCTATCATAGCTAGTTGTCCATTCACACGTTCAGCATTTTCAAAGTAAGGTTGTTCAATTACTTGTGCTTGAGCTTCAGTTGCGAATCTGTTTTGGCGTCCACCTTGTTCAGTAGTAGTAGTCATTAATAATAAAAAGTAAAAGTGCGTGATGGCCGAGGACGATCTTTCGGGTCAGCCGGTATTACTAAAATTTTACATTTGATCTATCTAATTTATCGTATATATCTTTTCTATAAGCAGGGTCATTATCATAACGAGGGTCATTCATAGCCTGAACAACTTCTGCTTGACTACGGAATGAATCTGTATTTGCTTGTGCAGCTTTACCTGTTAACATACGCCCTTCATAACCATTTGCTTCATCATATCTAGCTTTCAAACCTGTTACCAATAACCTTATAGCATCAGCATTACCAGTATTAACTATTGAATCAAAGGCTTCTGCTTCTGCATCAGTAACATTTTCATTTGACCAATCCATTAAAGCTTTATAACCTTTCTCTCCACCTACTGATTCAGTTATAGAAAGAACTTCTTTATCAGTAAGATCTTCTACACTAGGGTTATTATAACCAGATTCAGATGATAAACCTGCTAAGTAACTATCAACAAAACGCTCAGATAAACCACTGTCTACAAGTTTTTGTTTTGTTTCATCAGATATTTTACCTTTATTCTCATGGAATTCTTTACCCATTTCAAATGGATCTAAACCTGCTTCTTCAAAGATAGCGCCAAGTTTGTCACCATAACCTTCTTTAACTTTATTATAATTTACCTTACCATCTTCAAGGTAACCATCTTTATAGGGGTCTTCATCTGTTGATGATTTATTTTCAGGTTCTTCTTTAGGTTCTTCAGAAGTTAGTTTCTCTTTATCTTCAGATCCTAACTTCTTCTGTAATTCTAAATAAGCTGATTCTAATTCTTCAGCATCTTTATATTTACCAGCTAATAATTCTCCTTCTTGTTCGGCAAGCTTCTCGCCTACCTCTAAAGAATTCTGCTCCTCTTCATTTAATTCGGGCTGATCAGCTGGGGTGGGATCATAAGTCAGTGTCTCTGCCATTTGCTGTAATTACTTTTAAGTTTCCAAGGCCAACGGTTTCAACAAATTGTACACCGCGACCGATTGTTGGTTTGCCAATCCTATCTTTTTTGGCATATATGTTATCAGGTTTTTTTAAATTAGGTTCTATTTCAGTAACTTCAAAAGTTTCCGGTTTACTAACATCCGGTAATTTAGGCTTCCGGCGCCGCGCCTTCCGCGGGCGTGTTGCTTTGTTCTCCATTTAGATTAGGGTTTTTAGATGGATCTAATGCAGGTATGCTAGCTAACTGAGGTGCATTCTCCATTAAGGTTTGTTGCATTTGTTGTTGCTGCATTGCTTGCATTTCTTGTTGTAACTGCTCTTCTGATTTAACTAAATTTAAGACATCAATACCTTGAGCAGCTGCTAAACGTTTGATAGCTTCACCTGGGTTTATATATCTAGCTAATGCTTCTGGACCCATAGTTTGTGCAATGGTTCCTATGAATTGCATTAAGCTTTCTCTATCCTGACCTCTACCTAGAGCATTAACTCCAGCTACAATGGTAGGACGTACTAAATCTTTAGGTAATTTAGGTAGTTGATTACTACGTTGTAATACTAATAAAGTTCTATCTAAATATGGTATTAAGAATTCAACTGTAAGTAAACTGAATAGTCCACCAAGTTGTTGTTCTAATTCCATCTGCGTGAGGCGTACCTCTTCCGCAGTTGTGCGTTCTGATTGTCTAATATTTAAAACAAGGAAAGCATCACTAATACGTTTCTCTAAACTGTTAGCCATCTCAGAAGCTGTTCTGAAATCAGCAGTCTTCCCTACTTGTATAACTGATACATCATCAGGTCTACCTTGAACGATTGCACCATTACCAGCATCGGCTATGGTCTTAGGTTTGGTAGTTGAGGATGGTGATACAAGGAAAACTACTTTAGCAGCTGCTGCAGAGCCTTCTACTAGTGCCTGAGAGAGTGCTTCAAGTGACCTTAGATCACCTAAGAACTCCTCTACTCTAGAACGACCGTAATCTTCTGAATCTACAGTATTAAATCTGAGGACTAACCATGGAGATGCTTTCTTTGGTGCTGTGCTGCGACTACCAGGAAGTATCTTATCAAAACATTCCTGATGCCAAACCCAGCGTCCACTCTTCTCATCCAATCGAACGTAAGTGTATACTTCTACGTCATCATCATCGGAGCCTGTCTTCATACCATCATCCCCTGGAGGGTTAGGTTTAGTAGGTTCAGGCAGCTCCATACCTAAGACCTTTCGACTAATTAATTCTTTCGTAACGATTTCTAATACGTTACCGTCACCGTCTCTGTTAACTACGTAACGATTTAATGGGAAGTTTTTTAACCCATCTTTGCCCATGAATATGAGTGTGTTACCACCAACAATTAAATGTTTCAGTGCTTGATGTACAATTACTCTATCATTTGAAGCATTGATGAAATCCATTATCATCCTTTCTATTTTAGAAAAGGATAGATCTAATTCGCTACGAACTTCAGGTGGTATATCTTCACCTAATTTATCATCTCTAACTTGTAGTTTAAAGAACGTTGTTTGTGGAGGAATCAAAGCTAGCATTAATTTTGCTGCTAAATTCACTGTACACTTAGCCCCGACTGATTGCCAAGGTGTTGGTATATGTATCTTAGGTTCCTTAACTCTATTATCATCAATGATTAAATAAGGTAACGTGAGACGTGAACATTCAACAGCAGTATCTAAAAAGTGTGTACGATTAGAACTTAATTGGATGTATCTATCTCTCGCCTTCATGGTGCTTGAACTCCTACTGGAGATTGTCTACCACCTGGTGTTGGGACACCTGTTGATATACCTGGTGTTGAGAGATCACCTGTTGTAGATTCAGGGGTTAGTAAACCACTACGCTTAGATGCTTTTTTAATTTTTTTAGTTTCATTCGGATCCTTGATTGTTTCTGGACCTGCCCCTTCTTTTTCTCTTTGTATCGCTTTCTCTGGTGCGAC